GCGATCCAGCACCAACTCTTCAGGTGGCACGGCCATGATGCGGATACGGCCATCCTTGGTGGTGCGCTTGATCTGCACATCGTGCAACATGGGTTGCTGCATCGGTAATGGCAAGCCGGTGGCCGGATCAACTTGTGGCTGCATCATGTCCATGGGCATAGATGGATCAGGATAACTGACCACAATCTTGACCTCTGCACCCTCTTGCATCAGCAATTGCACGGTCTGGTCATCGAGTCCAGAATAATCCTGAATCTGTACCTCTTCAACCTCATCCCACCAGTATTTGGCAATGCCACACTTACGCACCAGCGAGTCTTTGAACAACGCATAGGTGATCATGAAACCGTTGTTGTCGTTGGTGAAGATGTAATTGGCGTAATCAGTCGCCTGCTGTGTGCTGGCCACATCTTCAGGTCCGCGCGGCACATACTCAACGACATTCTCAGTGCTGAAAAACACACGCATCAGACTTGGCAGCATGGCTGACACCGTGTCGCGCACCTCCATGGCCACCACCTGAGAGCGCCCATCTTCCTCATTGCCAAAGGGGTCGCCACGGTAATACTCTGTACCTTTGGCGCGGATAGGCGAGATGTCGGCATCAATGTATGAAACCGCGTCCTCCAACTCACCGGCAACAATGCCCTGTAACTCGGTGTCATCCATCGGATTGGTGGCCGCCATGTCGGTGGTCATTTGCAAATCGTTGATCATTTCTTGTTCCTTGCAGATATTGCTTTGGCCTTCGCCCTTGCATCAGCCTTGCTTGATGCGCCCCATGCCTTCAAACTCAGCAGCAAGCGCGTTGGCTCGCCGTCTTTCATCTCTGGACCTGGCATATTCCCCATTCTCGCAAGGAATGATGCCCTGCGCGGGTTGTCGCCACTCTTGACAGGCGCTTTCAAGTTCATGCCCTCGGCCTTCGCGCTGGCGCGTCCCTTGGCATTCAGGCCGCCTTTGGGATTTTTCCCCTCACTACGCTGCCACGCTGGTGTCTTCATAAGGCACTTTCTTCAAAATCACATACATGGAGTCAACTGCACGCGGCAGTCGCAGTATTTCTTCTTGCGGTAATTCTAGGCTTGCACCGTACTCGCTCAGGCGCATCTCCAAATGCGTCATCTCAAACTTGCTGCCCTTCCAGCCTAAGTAGTACGCCCATCCGCAGTAGTAAACCCATGACTTTTCATTGAACGCACGCACATGAGTCGGGTCTTGCCACGCGCCATGACTCAGGTCATAGGGGACATGAATGTGCATTTCTCCACCCATCTCCAGCAAATCGCGGCAGTTGGTCATGGCCTGCACAAGATTTGGTATGTGCTCCAACACATCAAAGGCAATGATCTTGGCAAAACGCATATCAGCTTGAGGCGCGACACAATCGGTTTCTAATGGCGCACCAATGTCAACAACCCAATCAGCGCCAACATCTGCGCGAATGTCAGCATTCACGCAATCGGGCTTGTAATCCTTGCCAGAGCCGAGATTAAGTGTCAAACCACTGTTTTGCATACTCTGGCCTGTATTTTCTAAGCCATGGCATGGCCTGTTGAATCAATCTCTCGCCGTCCATGCCAATCGTCTGGCTGCCCACATGATGCACATAAGACCGGCTCAGGTAATGGTGAAAGCCTGCGGCACGCAAATCCTCGCAATGCACATCATCGGAATACCAATTCAGCGGTGGAAATACAGCCGCCTCCCACGCATCAGCGCCAATCCATGCAAAGATAGGGGATGGGCATTCCAGCGGCACAATTGCGTCCTCATACGGGTACTTGAAGTAGTGCAACTCTTGGCCAAAGGGGTTAGAGCGCACATTTTGCACAGGCCGCGCCGCATCGCACCGCGCAGAAACCCAACCCACAGGCTGATCAGTTTCCTCTTTCAACTGCTTGACATCCTCCATCAGCAGCCGGTAGCTGGTGGGGGTCAATACGATGTCATCATTGGCGCAGATCACTGACTCAAAGCCATCGGCAAAGGCTTTGTTGATGATCTCGTTGTAATCAAAGCCGAAATTGTGCGGCGCACCAAATAGCTTGAAGTCAGCGTCAAAGCCGCCAATAATGGACTCTGGACCGCGCAAATACACAGGCACTTCTGGACAGTACTCGGCGATGCTTGTGAGCATCACCCGCAAACCTTTGCCAGTGACTGTGCTGATACATATAGGGGAGATCACTTCTTTGGCTTCTTCTTGGCAGTCTTGGCCGCCAACTTGAAGTCAGCAGCGGATGGCGCTGCCTTTGATCCTACTTTGTTCATCTTCTCGCCAGAGCCAGCTTTGATTCTTGCTTGCTTGGCGTGGATGTTGGCGTACAAACCTGGCTTACTCTTCATCTTTAACCCCAATCTTGATCGTCAGCAATGACTCTGGCTCTTCGCTCTCGCCCTCATCCTCGCCATCTTCCTCCACCACCCAAGCCGAACAAGTACGGCTGGACGCGCATTTGAAGTCAAAAATACTACAAAATCCAAGATCGGCCAACTTGATTGTTCCCCAAGGGTCAGCGTCATTGCCAATGCCATCAGCAATGCACTGCTTCATCTTGTCCGACACATTGAAGGCCGCGCAGTTTCCACAACGAGATTTCTTTGCATCCTCAATGGATACATCCCACTCGTCAGCCATGCGCGTCCAATAGTTGTCGTTCGGCAAATTCGGATTCTCAGGACCGTAGGCCGCGCTCGTAATCGCTTTGGCGCGATTCTTTAGGTTGAGCGTGATGTCTTGTGTGGGCGCAGGGCATGATGCGCCTTGGTCTTGGTAGCCAGCCTCTTTGTCCATGGCCTGTGCCATGGTGCGTTGTAGCGTGGCCATTATTTCATGCCCTTCTTGGGTTTCACACCAGCGGCGCTCAGGGCAATAGCCAACCCTTGGGCTTTGCTCTTGACAATCGGGCCGCCTTTGCCGGAATGAAGTTTCCCAGCCTTGAACTCGTTATATACCTTGGAAATCTTCTTCTCGGTCTTGGTTTTCTTCATCATCGCGGTTACTCCTTAAAGAAATAGGTTGTTGGCTACTCACTGCAGGTTTTCACCAACACGACTGGGGACTGTTAACTAGGAACTACCGTCTAGACAGTAGCCAATCCCCATGCGTGTTGACGCATAGCGCAATTATGCAACTCTTGACAGGTTTCTTTTCAAGGGTTGCCCCCAACTCGATCCCGCCTTTGATCCCATCATGCCGATCACCGCATCAGACGCAAAGGTCAAGCAAAACGCATCAGCCTTGTCAGGTGAGGCCAAACCACGCTTCTTGATGTCCTCTTTGCTCTCAATCTGAATCTTGCCGTTGCTTGTAAACATATACCTGACAGTCGCCAACTCAGCAATCAGCAACTCATCTTTAGGCAACCGACAATCCCTTTGCTCAAGCCACGCCTTGGCCTTGTACCAAAGTTCGGCCTTCAGATTCCGGTAAGTCCCGCCCATGGCAGGGGACTCCGCGACATTGATGCCTCTGGCCGGTAACTTCAACTCCCGCAGCCGGTCAACCACGCCAGCACCAAGTCCAATGCTGTCCACCAGTATCTCGGTTGGCCGGTCGCTTGGCATCAATGCCTCGTACTCGGCCACCACCGCACCAGTCAACTGCATCAGGTCTAAGTTCTTCCAAGTCTTGATCGGCTCAGTCACGGCGTTGCCACGGCGTTTGCACAGTGCCGAACGGTCAGAGCCAAAGCGTGCCACATCCAAACCCCACACCAGTGGCGCATAGGGACTCGCCTCCACATCCCGATTCATCGCCAAGTCCAGCAACTCCATCGGTATCACCGTGTCCTCGTCCGACTTAGGGAATTCCCCCAGCACGCGGATTCGGTAGGCATTGCTTTCCTCACCGTACCGCGCCTTCATCTCCTCGATGTACGCCTCACTCACGCGCGGCGAGTCGGCGCAGGACACCTTCATCGTCACCCAGTCACCGCCAAGACGGTTATGCGTGTCGTAGAAAAAGCCGCTTGAGCGCACCGGATTGCCCATCAGTAAGGTCACAGCGTTGTGGCCAGACATTGAGCCAGATGCCGCCTCGAACACCTTCTCAGGCACGCCACTTGCTTCATCAGCCACCAGCATCACATTGTCAGAGTGAACCCCTTGCAAGGCCTCGGGTTGCTCGGCGCGTGAAGTCCTAGCAGAGATGAACGCCTCCTCGTTGGCGTCTTTCACCTCAATGCGGTCCTGTTTCACCTCCAACTGGTCAAACAACATCGGTGGCAGCACCTTCACCCACCGCTTAACCTCGGCAAACAAGGCATCGTAAAGTTGGCTGCTGGTGGGGGCTGTGACCACCACCTTGACAGTAAACCTCAAAAACAGATACCAAATCATCGCCCAGCTTGCGCCAGTAGATTTACCAACACCGTGGCCGCTTCTCACGCTGATTCGCCTATTGCCTGCCGCGATGTGATTCAAGAATTCCACCTGCCAAGGGTCAGGCTCAGTGTTGAGCACCTCGCGGACAAACAGCACCGGATCATTCTTGTATCGTTTGACGAATTCGATAAAAGGGTTATTCGTCAGCAAGTCCTCGGAATTTTTTTTCGGGACGCGCTTTTTCGCCGGGGTGGGGGT